GGAGCTGTAATTAGTGCTATTGGTGGAATTTTATTTCCAGGGGCAGCTGCGGGCTTAGCTGCTAACGTTTTTGCGGCAGTAGCTTTAGCAGGTATATCTTACCTATTAACACCTAAGCCAGATTTAGGATTACCAGCTCAACAAGAAATATCAGCAGAGGCAGCAGCACAAAAAGAATCTTATGTTTTCTCTGGTAATGTTAACTTAACTAGACAAGGAACACCTTTACCTTTGGGGTATGGAAGATTGAAAGTAGGGTCGTCAGTAGTACAAGCTTCTGTCAGGTCATTCCCTTTAATTAAACCTGACAGTGAATCTATGAATGCTAATAATTTTGTAGATCAAACAGAGCAAGGATCATTAGTTAAACCCATAACAGCAAACTCCATATCTAACTAATGAAGCATTATTTAAATAAAATAAAATTAGCTGGAGCTGGTTACGGAACCGAACTCGGAGGCGACGGAGAAGAAGGAGGCGGAGCTACTCAAGGAATTGCTGGAGTTGCTCGCCCATCTGATGCTGCCGCTTCTAAAGGGCCAATTTATAGACCCCCTAGGTTGGGTGATATGCAGTATGGCGCATCATTTAGTTTCCTAGAAACCTTAGATTTAATAAGTGATGGGCCAATAGAGGGAGTTGTTAATCAAGAGGGTAGGCTAGTTAATGATGATGGTGATTTACTACAAGGAGTTTACTTAGACAATACACCTGTCGCTATAACAACTAAAGCAGTACAAGATGAAGTTGCTGATGTTGGCGGTTCAGCCGTGACTAGATCTTTGGCAGGAACTATACCATTATCAGCTTTTTTTACTGAACTTGAGGCAAAAAATCCTGATGATTTAAGAATAAATCCTTTAGGGCAGCAGGTTAATTCTGATGGTGATTTAGCTCCTAAATGGAATTTCAGCACTCAACAGAAAAATGTTTTTACTATTCAAGCTGGAAAAGCTGCTCCAAATTCTTTTGCTTTAGCTCAGGTTGCTAGGATAAAAAAGGGTGAATCAATTGGAAATATAGACGGAGAGATTGAGCCAGGTTTAGTACCATTTAATGGCGAGCTTAAAGCCACATCTTTGTCAGTTAGAAATGATTTCACCGATGTGCATCTTTTTATGGGGAGAGATTCACAACTTGGTGAAAATGCCGTCGAAAAAATAGCTGTTTATAGTGACACTGCCCCCGTAAGTATGGTGGAGAGAAAAAGCTCTATAAGCAGACAGGCGCAAAAAAGAGCTTACATGTTCTTTACTGATACTGACACGGCTACGACAACAAAAGACATAGCTGACGATTACAAGTTTTTGTTTTCTTTTGGTAATCTTTATAATTCCATATACATACGTTCTGGTGGTAATGGCCACATAAATGATCATTTCGGAGGTGCTATTGAAAATTCAGCTATCAAATTAGCTTCGATTCTTTTACCAGATATCGAAAAAATAACACAGTTATTTAATGAAGGATTACAAGACAAATCAAACGGCGGTAAATATCAGTCTTTGTTGGCAAAAAAAGCTTTAGATTTACTTGACCCTGAGCTTAGTAAGAATTTAGAAAAATCAATCCCATCAGACCAAAACACTTTACTTAGAATAATCTCCAGATTTTTAGCCTTAGAAAATTATGGGAGCTACGTAATACATAGGGCAGATGAAACTCAAAGCAATTTAGATGGTTTAGATTTAGTTGATCCACAAGGGCCAGTCATAAATATTCAAGCCGATAACTATGAGTATAAAACCCTAAAAAGTTATGACTTTAGATTTAAAACAAGTGATGGAGAAGACTTAACATCTTTTGCTAGGGATAATTCATCTATAGTTAAAGTATTTGATTTTTTAGTACCTCAAGTTGACGGCAACGGTAAATTAACAGGTAAGGTTAATGGTTTCTACTTGTTCGCTTTGTCTGTTGAATCAAGTAACGCTGAGACACCAAGAACTAAAGATTATAACTTAGATACTCATTTTAAAGGCGTGTCTAGCGATATCGTATCTAGATTGTCTAAAGTTTCATCAATTGATTACCAACAAAATTTAAATGCGTCTTTATCTGTTAAAGGCAATGTATCTGCGATTAGAAACAACAAATTTAATTACAGTAATGTTTTAGTTGAATTAAAAAAAGGAACGGAAAACCAAACTCCTTTTCAGTTTTTTAAAAATATCTATATAGACAAAACATATAACAATACATTATTTGGACCGTTTAGATTAGAAGCTGGCAATAATGTACAGAGGATAGCATCTAATGCTAAAATGCTAAGTCCTAATTCTTTTGACACTACTCTACCAGAGACAGAGATTGAAGGTAGTGTAGATGCAAGGGCTGGGTTAGCATTAGCAGGTGGCAGCGTAAACTTATTAAACTATTCAGATTGGGCTGCTGGATTAAATGCGCCAGATGAAGAAGCCTCTCCTATAATACATACTGTTTATAATCCTAATATTGAGGAAATTTTTGTAACTTTAAATATCAGTGAACTTAGGGACACTTTGCATACAGAGGTTAGACCTGAAGCTTTAGCAAAAGATACCTCAATCAAAAAAGAAGAGAATAAAAAGCTAGCTCCCGCTTCAACTTACCCAGGTTTGTTGGAAGTAAGAATTAGCACAGGTTTGATTGACCCAAAAACAAAAAAGAAAATACCAAGCGGTGAAACTAGGGATTACAAGTTCGTAGCTTTGGTTAATTCAACTACTTTAGTTGATTTAGGTAACCCAGAGTCATCTCCAACAGATTACCCTTGGGTTAAGATGGGTAAATTTACAGGTAGAGGAGAGACAAGTAACAAAATAAATGAACCTATAAAGCTTCCCCCAGCTATAAAATTAGGAAGTGCTGGAGTCGGGCAAGATGATAATGTAAAGCCACTCAGGTATGTTGAAGTGACTAAATTATCTTGTGAGACAAATTCTGTACTATTATCAAGAAGCGTAGCGCTAGCAAAAGTAACTGAGATTATACCTGTTGATCTAACTTATCCATTCTCTGCTATTATCGGAACTAAGGTAGATTCTAGGACAATAGAGGGAGTACCAAATAGAACTTTTGATTGTAAATTAAAATTAGTAAAAGTACCAAGTAACTATTTCCCAGTAGCAAATAACGGCATAGACAAAAGATATTATAATACTCAGTCCGAATTTGATGTTGCTACTAAACAAGAAAGGCAAGTTTATTTAGGTGACTGGGACGGAACTTTTAAAGAAGAGTTGCAGTGGACTGATAATCCAGCTTGGATTGTTTATGATTTATTATCTAATAAAAGATATGGCTTAGGTCAACATATTGACGAATCAACAATAAACAAATGGGAGCTTTACAAGATTGGAAGGTTCTGCGATGCGGTCGATGAAGACGGTATATTTAAAGGAGTGCCAGATGGACAAGGTGGCATTGAGCCAAGATTTTCTTGCAATGTTATTTTCTCGGAGGGTGAAAAAATATATGACGCTATAAATACAATTGTTAGTTTATTTAGAGGCAGCGTTTACTATGGGAACAATGAGATAAACTTTGTAGATGATAGACCGAGGCCAGCTGTCAATTTAGTAACAAATGAAACTGTTAAAGATGGATCTTTTTCATATTCAAACAACAGAAGAGATGAGACTTATAATACTATAGAAATTTCTTACAAAGATAGATTTGAAAACTTTTTACCAAAAATTGAAACTGTAGAGAACGAGCAGGATATAAGGGAAAGGGGCGTTTTTAAAACACGTATAGAAGGAGTTGGAATTACATCTCGTGCAATGGCTAGACGAGCCGCCCTGCACCACATGTTCCATAAAATAGAAGAGAACCAAACAGTTAATTTTACTGCTGGTTTGCCAAGTTTGCTTGCACAACCTGGGGATCTAATAACTATTGAAGATGAGCTTAAATCAAACGTTATAAATTTTGGAAGAATTTTATCTGTTGATGTGCCAAATGAAGCGATAAGAGTTTCAAATACTTTTGAAACAGGCCCAGGATTCAATATGACAGGCAGGTTAACTGTCTATGATCCAACTGGTATAGATACTATAAATGAGCTTTCTGACACAGCAGATATAAACAGACAAAGGATAATCGGAGGTTTTGAAATAACAGGAGATTTACCATCTTCACCAGCAACTTGGCCTCAATTCCAAGGACAATACAATTTCTCTGGTTATACATCTGGTTATCAAAGCACAGCTCTAACTGGATTTACTGAGTATGCTCAATACACTGGAACTGGTAACAATATTTTATATTTTGATTCTACTATAACTGGATGGGTTTTTGCGACTGGTAAAAGCTTTCAAAGAAGCAACAATAATGATAAGTGGATAAATTCTTCTACTACAGTCCATACTTTAGCCGATTTAAGTACAGGCATCCTAGATGATTACGACGATTCAGCAGCTAATAAAAGAGGCTCTTCAGCAAAACCAATAAACAATTTCTCTGGTAATTTATTAAATCCAACATTGGGATATACTAAAGGTATTTTAGAATCAGAGATAGATGTAGCTTCTCCAAATCAACTAAAAGTTATAACAATAACTGGAGGAGTTGTGCCAGAAATACCAGTTAACCAGAATTATGGAACTTTAGTTTCTGGGGTAAATGACCCATCCATATTGTCTAGACTGATAGTAGGAACGCCATGTAAATTTGAGATAAGCGGAGCCACGCCTTTTACATATAAAGTATTAGAGATAAAGGAATCTAATCCTAATGAGTACTCAGTTACAGCAAGCTTATATGACACTGGTAAATATGACTTGATAGAAAATAATATAAGCATAGAAACACTACCAAATACTTTTAGTTATCAAAGTGCTTCTGCATCTGTAAATAATTTAACTTATTTTAATTTAAAACCAATTACCTCTTTAGCTTTTGAAACTGGAGCTGACGCTGGCGGAGAAACTTTCTTTATCAGTGGAAGCTGGTCAGATCCAAATGGATCAAATTCTCTAGGTTATGATGTGACATTAATAAGGCCAGAAAACTCAATTATATCAACTGGAACGACAAATTCTTTTCATATTTTTAGTGGGCTTGATAGTTTTGGAGATTTCTCTTTTAGAGTAGTAGCCACTGGAGACACAAGCTCAACTTTAAATGCATACTTTAACTCATCACCATCAGTGCTATCTAAATTTTTAATTTTTGAGGATGCTTTAGACATAACGAATAGCTTCATAGGAGGATTTAGAATTTTATAAAATGTCTAGAATATTAACATTAGAAACTTCACCATCAGGATTTATTCCTTATTACTCAGGAGCTTTTACTGAATTTTCAATTGCTACTGGTGCTGGTAAGTTATACCAAAACTCTGGACTTTATGAAGGGTTTGTTGTCGGAATGTCAACTAATCCAGTTAAACTTTCTAATGAATTATCTACTCTTGATTTAGCTTCAATTACTTTTGGGTCTGGAATAGAAATTGGCACAGTAGATGTTAGAGGAACTGGAGATAATTATTTTAATGGAATTACAAAAGCAGCTGATTCGTTAGACGCAAACACAACTTATCATCACGCTTTGTACGCACAGTTGACTGGCTCAGCTGGAGTTGGAGGCGGTATTAAAACAGGTATAGTTGGATCTGGTGCAGCTTCTACAAGTTTTGCGAATGGTAATTACAGTGGAGTTTTTACTACCGATGAATCTATTTATGATTTTTCAACAACTTTTAATACAGGGACTCAAATAGGTAGTGGAGTATACTCAGAAAAAGATTTAACCATTGGCCTATTAATTGTTGATAGAAACAATACAAAAATTTTAAATCAAGAAGCGCTATTAAGAAGTCCATTTATATCAGGAATACATATTGATATATTAAACAGCAATGGAACAATTGCACAATCTGGGTTTCAGTCAGGATTTAAAGATGTATCTTTTATATTCTCAGAAGCAGATAACCAACAAGTTTTTGGATCATATACAAAAAACTTTGGAGTGCAAACAAGAACCGTAAGTGAAAACGGTTTTGTATCTACAGGTAAGTTTTTCCTTTATGGTAATCAGGTAGATATTTCTACTATATTGGTTACCGATGGAACTGGGCAATTTAAAGATGAAAACCCCATAAATTTTATAGCTCCAAACACTGGTTTAACAAATGCGTTGCCAGAGACAAATAGACAAAAGGTTTCTGATTCTAATGTTAGTGGTCAGATACAATTTCAGTTAAGACTTGAAAATACAAATAGTAAACCTGAAAAAATATCAGTATATGGAACATCTGGCGATGTAAACTCTTTAACTTTAGAATCCGAAAATTTATTAAGATCTTTTGATGTTAAATCTAATCCTTTAAATGTTTATTCTTTTACCTTAAGCCAAGAAGATAACATTGTAGCGAATACTGATTATTACTTTAAATTTGTTCCAGAGGGATTTTTAGGAACTGGAGAAACATGGACTGTTGGCCCATATAGAATTCAATCTTCAGACATAGCCACGGATAACCCAATAATGCCTAATGTAGCGGATCAGGCATTGCAACATAACATTGGAATAGGAACAACTTCTATTACTGACTCTGACAATAAAGCTCTTGTTGTTTATGCTGAGGGAACAACTACAGCATCAATAGCTGTTGCAGGTACATCTGTCTCTGATAAGCAGGGTAACGTTGGAATTAGAACGAATGACCCTGGCCTTCAATTTGATGCGGGTAATGTTGATAAAGCTAATGTCGCTGCATCTGAAACATCTATAGATGGAACTGATACAGTCGCTTTAGCTGGAAGCGGCCATTTTATGTCTGGAGACGCAAATGTTATAGCTGGTGGTCAAGTCGCTAGCATATCAGGCGGTAACTTAAACTTTATTGGAGGTGGATCAGGTATAAATGTAGATCATAGCACTTTCTCTACTAGCATAGGTGGTAGAAATAATGACATATTTAGTGGGGATTTTTCAGTTATAGGTGGAGGTTTAAACAATTTAATTAGTGGAATAGCTTCTGATTCTCACGTTGACAAAGTAGCTATAGTGGGAGGTGAAGGAAACAAGGTTATTTCAGCACCTTATGCTTTTATTGGAGCTGGTAATTCTAACTTAATAAGTGGAACTAATTCTCTCTACAGTACTATAATAGGTGGTGGCTTTAATAAAATTAAAGAATCTCAATTTGCCTCCATCCTAGGAGGAGATAATAATACAATTGAGTTTGCTAACCATAGTGTCTCTGCGGGTAATTATTCGAAAGTTAAATCAGGACACGCTGGAGCTTTTGTTTTCTCTGATAATAGAAGTTCACTTTATGAATCTACTGGAGGTAACACTTTAAATTTAAGATTTGAAAGTGGTGTATTTGTAGACACTGACAGTGGTATTTATATTAATGGTAATCCAGTTGTTACAGGAACAACAGCAGAATCAGATACTCTACAAACTGTTACTGATAGAGGAGCAACTACAACAAACGCTATAAGTGTCTCTAATACTATTACTAACCGTGGTTTGATAGTTCAGGATACCTACAGTCAGACTAAAGCAAGAATTTTAAATGATGGCAGTATTTCTGGCGGTGCTAGTTTCTTAGGAACTGGGGTTGAAAATCGTATCACTAAAGATGGTGTGCCATATATGCTCTCTGGTGACGCTGTAGCGCCAGGATCTGTCGGAACTCTGCAACAAGTTACTAATAATGGTGATACTACAACAAATGCGATAACTATTAATAATTCTTCAACCATAGGTCTTACCACAAGGGGATTAGCTATTAGCAACGGTATGTACAATGTTGCAAGGCTTTTAACTGATGGTAGTATCAGTGGAGCTGGTGATTTGATAGTAGATACAGATGCATTATTTGTAGATGTTTCAGCAAATAGAGTTGGTATCAATGAAGATAGTGTAGATGCAACCTTACACTTAACTAACGTTGGTGGAGGCGTGGTTAACCAAAAATTTGAGCGAGCAGGAGCATCTGCTTGGCGATTAGGTATACCTAATGGGCAAACTTACTTTGCATTCGATGATACTAACGATTCCTTATCGACTCCAAAGGTTGTTATTACAAAAACTGACGGCCACGTTGGTATAGGAACAACTAGTCCTAGAACAAGTTTACATGTCTCTAAAGCTGGTGCTACTGAAGGTGGTATACTGACAATTGGAAACCCAAACAATACAGATGGTTCTTATTGTGGCATAGAGTTTATAAACTCTACTT